ATTTTCCTACAGATTTAAATAATGGAAGTTGGGCCGGAAATATCTATATGCGTGGAACAAATTATCCTCAATTTGTATGGGTTCCATCTTATAATTTTACAAATCAAAATAAACCTAAAATTAAATCTATTGTATTTAATGGGGGTTATGAACAAACTTTATCCGATGGAATCAATAATCTCCTATTAGATTATAATTTATCCTTTGAGGTTCGCACTCTTTCGGAGATAACTGCTATATTACATTTTCTTTCTGTAAGACTGGGAAATCAATCATTTGCTTGGATTCCACCGGCCCCAAGAAATAATTTACTAATATTTAAATGCAAAGAATGGAGCGACACACAGAAGTTTTTCGGAAACTATAATATAACTGCGACCTTCACCCAATTTCCAGTATAATAAAATATGTCAACCAATGTTATTCAAATTTCTACAGGACAAGCTCAAATTTCTTCAAAGAGTTTATCTTCTGAGATGTTGAGTTTAAGTCCCTCTGCCCTAATATCACTTTTTATCATAGATGTTTCTGAATTAGGTCTAAATGCAGGAACTATATCATCAACAGAAGTATCATTAAACTACAACACACAGTTTCTTTTCCATAACTCAATAAATCTAACTATATCAAGTTTATATTGGCAAGGAAATGAATATATAGCTGCCCCTATAACTGCCGAAGGATTTGAAACTAATCTAAAAGGTTCTCCAGTAGTTCCAACTTTATCTATAACCGTAAGTGATGAAGGAATACCACAATTAACAATGTTAAAACAAAGGATTAGAGATTTAGGTGATATCGTAGGGGCAAAAATTACAAGAATAAGAACTTTTGCTAAATTTATTGATTCTACTAATTTCTTTAATCAAACTCCGCCGTTAGGATTTAGTCCAGATCCAACACAAGAGTTTCCTAGAGATATTTTTTATATAGATAGACTGGCTAATGAAAATAAGAATTATATTCAATATGAATTGTCTCCATTATTTACAGTAGATGGAATTACATTGCCCGGCAGAATTATATCAGAAAATTCTTGTCCTTGGGCATATAGAGGAGAAGGATGTTTATATGAATATGCTAGTAGAGCAACATCAGTTCATGGTAATGGAACTCTGCCACAATACGCTCCTCCAGTTGCGACAATTTTAGATATACCATTCTCTAGTTTAGTAAGTGGTATTGCATATGTAGACAAAGGACAGTATAATCTAGGCCAAAATTATAATTCTGGTGAATTTGTATATATTCCAAACAGAGGAATAAAATATTATTTTTTGTCCACTAGTAATAATAATACTACTGTTCCACCCAATAATTCTACTTGGCTGGCAGATGAATGCGCTAAAGATTTAAGAGGATGTAAATTAAGGTATCAAAATATTGGTTCTGGGGTTTTGCCTTTCGGCGGATTTCCTTCTGTAAATCGTTTTCAATAAATAACTTATGCTTACTAATAAATTAAAATCTGATATTAAAAATTATGCATTATCTAATTCAACTGAAGAAGTATGCGGTCTTATAATTTCAAAAGATAATAATCTAGAAATATTTAAATGTAATAATTCATCCTATCATAAAACTAATTTCTGTATTCTAAATCCTCTAGATTATATTCGTGCGGCCAATACTGGAAAAATAGTCGCACATTTTCATTCTCATCCGGGAAAAGAAAAGCCTAGTTTTATGGACTATCTAAATGCGACTAATCATAATATATATTCTATAATTTATTCAATAGGACTAGATGAATTTTTTATAATCGAACCAAAATTAAAGAATTATCTTAACCTTGATTTTCATATTGGATTTAATGATTGTTTTGAGTTGATTCGTAATTATTATAAAAACGAATTAAATATATCAATTCCTTCATATCATAGAGATAATAACTGGGAAAAGAAAAATCCAAATTATATATTAGATAATTATAAAGATGGAGGATTTTATAAAGTAGATTATAAGGATATAAAAATTAATGATGTAATAGTATTTAATATGGGTCGAGTTCCGCAACATTTATCTATTTATTTAGACAACAATTTAATATTACATTATCCAATAAATGATAAATCAACAATTAGCGAATTGACTCCTGAACTAATTAGTAGAATTAATATAGTATTAAGACATAAGGATATAAAATATGAATAATCTAGTAACATTAAATGTTTGGGGAGATTGTGCAGATTTTATTGGATATAAAAAATGGGAATTAAATGTCAAAAGCGTCCAAGAGGCATTGCACGCTCTAAATACTTTAACAAAAAATAAATTTAACGAATACTTTATTAAGAAGAATAAACTAAATGCCAAATATAGAATACTAATTAATGGAAAGGATTTTACTTGTCCGGTTAATGAAATAAATGATAAAAATTTGGAAATGATTAATCAGTCTGAATTGGTAATGAATAAAAATAATTTGCAAACTATTGATATTGTTCCATTGATTGAGAGTGCCAAAAATGCTTTCGGTATTATTACAGCTATATTGGGAGCAATATTAATTATTGTTGGTATTTTTGTTGTAGGATTTACTCCATTTGGAATCGGATTAATTATAGCTGGTATAGGATTGTTGGGCGCTGGTATAGTATCTTTATTATCTAAACCACCACCTTTTAGTTATAATCAAAATTTAGATAACGCTACATCCCAATCTTATTTATTTAATGGGCCGACAAATACTGTTGGAGAGGGGAATCCTGTTCCGATTGGATATGGAACCTTTTTGGTTGGAAGTAATGTTATTAGTGCTGGTTATAAAATAACAGAATTTCAAACATATAATCAAGGTTCATAATATATAAAATTTAATAATGTCAACAATATTACAAGCACCAGAAGGAATAGTTGCATATAGTTGGTCTGGAAATATTCCGGCTGGGGCTCCTTGGGCTGGTTGGGGAAATGTTGTTCAGGTAGGACAAAATGCTTATATAGATGTAGGTGACGGATTTCAAAATATATATGCTGCAACAGAAAAAATGGTTCTATCTGATACTTCTATTGAAACATTAGATTTGGTTTCTGAAGGAGTTATAGAGGGGCCATTAAGCGGACAATGGGTTTTTTCTGGTAATTTAGGACAAATTGGATGGTCTACTGGAACATTTACTAAATTTACAACACCAGATGGATATTCTAACTCTAGTTGGCTTCATTCAGTATATTGGAATCAGTTGCCAGTATTAAATGATGGCGGAACATTTAATTTTCAAAATATAGATTTAGTTTATACGAATGGACTACCAAATGGAGATATATTACAAGAATTAACAAATGAAGAAACTACAAGCAGAACTATTGGCGTTACATTATATGCCAATAATGAAACAACTTCTGCTTCTCAAATTTTTAGAATAAATAATCCGAATTGTAAGGGCGTTATAGTAAACATTAAAATACCAGAATTATCTAGCACGGATCCTACATATGGATATGTATATAGAACAAGCGTTCAATATAGTATAGCATATAGACCTATATTCTCAACTATATCTAAGGCATCATCATTTTCTACTCCAACTACAGAACTTGTGTTTGGTAAATTAACTACAACTTCATATATAAAATCAACTAGAATAGACTTTAATCTTACATCATTTTTAGATGTTAATAGAAATCCCGTCCAAGAATCTAATGGATTTTTAAATGATCCAAATTTTATTGGCTGGGAAATCAAAATAATAAGATTGAGTCCAGACTCCACAGATACATTATTAGTTAATCCAACGATAATAGATAGTATAACAGAATTATATGGAAGCCAATTAACCTATCCTAATTCTGCAATAATAAGACAAACTTTTGATTCTCAATTTTTCGCACAAATACCAGAACGAGCATTTGAATGTAATTTTATTAAAGTAAAAATTCCAGCCAACTATGATCCAATAATGAGAACATATGCTACTAATGGATATGGCACTACTAATGGATATTGGAATGGAACATTTGCATCTGGGGTCGCATGGACTAATAATCCTGCTTGGTGTTTTTACGATTTAATTACTAATCCTAGATATGGTTTGGGCAAATTTGTGGATAATATAGATATAAATAAATTCGATTTATATAATATTGCCCAATATTGCGACCAATTAGTTCCAGATGGATTTGGGGGACTGGAACCAAGATTTACTTGTAATGTTTGGATACCACAAAAAGAAGATGCCTATAAAGTAATAAATGATATGGCTTCGATATTTCGTGGACTGGTTTATTATTTTAATGGCAATCTTAATGCTACTCAGGACGCGCCAAAAACTACGAGATATACATTTACAAACGCTAATGTAGAAAATGGAGACTTTAATTATAACTCTACATCAAAAAGAACAAGACAATCTGTAGGCGTTATTAGATATAATGATCCAACTAATTTTTATCAACCAGCCATAGAATATGTAGAAGATTTGGATTCAATAAGAAGATATGGTATAAGAGAATTACCGCTAATAGCTTTTGGATGCACAAGTCGTGGACAAGCTATAAGATTAGGAAGATGGGCTTTATATAGTAATAATATAGAAACTGAAACAATAACTTTCACGGCAGGATTAGAAGCTAATTTATTAAGATGTGGAGATGTATTTGAAGTATATGACGAAAATAGAAAACAAAAGAGATATGGTGGAAGACTATATGATATTAATAATATCAATATGGGAGCTATTTTAACATTAGACAGCAATATAGATTTACAAGCAGGAATTCAATATACATTATCAGTATTAACGCCAACTTATTATTACGATCCTTCTCAAGTTACGGGGCTAACTAGTAATGATTATTCTAATATATATCGGCCATTTTTACAAAAGATTAATTTTTCTGGAGATAATACGGTTCAGTCTGGCAACTATACGATAGTTACTCTTCCTACTGGATTGGATTCTATAAATTATAATGTGACTGGAAATCCTGTATGGTCTATAGAACTGGGGCCAAATTCGCAAGGTTATACTGGAAACTTCTATTTTTCTAACCAAAATAATGATTTATATAGAGTATTAAATATAAAAGAATCTGATACTAATAAATATGAGATTATAGGATTATCCTATTCTTCTGCCAAATTTAATCAAATTGACTCTGGGTTAATTTTTTCACAAAGTCAAACGACATCGGCTTCTATACCTATATCATCTCCCTATAATTTATCTCTTAATGTTTATGATACTCCATATATACAATATTCCTTTCAAATTTCAGATTATACTAATATTAGTAGTTATTATGTATATATAACGACTGGTAATTTTATAAATAATTCTGTTCCAAATATAAGTTTATTAAATACAGTTCTTCCTCTTAGTGTTATTAATTCAAATTATTATCCCGCATCTGGAGTCACTGGATTGTATAATTTTAGAGTGTATTCATATAATTCTACAAGCGATACGTTTTCTACAGGATGTGCTAGTGGAAATACTAATGTAACATTTAATCCATCAAATCAGGATGTTTTAATAGGAGGTTTAGAGTATACATGAATATAATTCCTATAAGCGGATACAATCCAAATTTCACTTGGCAGGTTGGATATAAATTACAATCATTACAAGATAATTCTCAAAGATTTCGTGCCACTGTTCGTCCAATTAACGAATCAGATATTACTACAAAAATACCAAACGATATTATACTATATGAAGAAACCGGAATAATGTTAGATGATAATACAAAACAGGGAAAATGGTCGTTTCCATTATCTAAAAATGTATTGTTAGATGGCGGCCCATATAGAGATTATCAAGTTGTAATAGAGGCTCACGATTCAAATGGAAGAACTTCTGCCGGACATATTATTGGGGATAATAATGAAAATGAATGGAATAGATACCCTCATGGATATGATATTATATCAGTAACTAATCCTAGACAAACTGGAATAGAATTACAAAATAATATTCCAACCGA